AGCCCTTTTTAACTTTACCACCACGTTTTTGACCGGTCACGTTACTCATGGCATCGACAGCAACTGGGGCTTGGCTTTGTGCTCCAGCCATTGCGCCTTGTTGTGCTGCCATTGGGGCGCCTAAGCCACCTAAAAGGGCGGCTTGTTGTGCTGCTTTTTTGGCTTTGATTTTATCCATCATTGCCTGTGCTATATTGTTTTGCTGTGGGGTGCCCATTACGTTGTTAGCTAGCGCAGTCCCAGCAGAACGGATTGGATCAAGCAGTGCACTGGCGTCAGTTACCGCCGATCCTCCAGGTGCATATTTTTTAACTTTACCGCCGCATTTAAATTTATTTACGGTGCCTGCAAACGCTGGTTTGATTGCTTTTTCTTTAGCAATGTTGGCCTTGTCGTTAGAAGTTTTTTTGGCTTCGTAAACGTTGGTAACTAAACCACCGGCTTGGTATTTTTTAACGGTACCACAATCTTTCTTAGCGCGGCCGCCTTTACGTAACTTGGACAAGTCAGTCTTTTCACCAGGGTGCTCTTGTTTATCGTGCAAGCCAATGGCTTTTTTAACGACGGCTTTATCTTGGGCCATGTCAGCTTTTTCTTCAGTCTTGCGCTCGCGTTTCTCGTAGTTAGCGATTTGCTTTTGTACTGAGCCACCCTCTTTGAAGTGCTGCATCTTAGGTAATTTAGTAAAGCCTTCCATGGTAATTCCTCGAGGTTAAGTTGTTGATTGGATTGATCAGATCCTATATACATTAATGCATAAAATTAGGTATTTACGCCCTAAACGCCGCTTAAAAACAGTGCTCTTTCTTTCCTACGGCGGCCTTCCAATATGGCTGGCTTGTTCCAGTTAAGGATGGCATCTGCCGCGCCCTTGTAGTCGCCCTTGTTGAGCCTTTGGACTACCTCAGATTTCTTAAAGTTTGTCTCGCCAATATTAAAGCAGAGGCTGTACAGGGCGTCATATTGGTTCTGGGTAAGGGGTACCCTCACGGAACTTGCTACCGCCTCGTCACACCACCTTAAATCGCTTTTAAATAGGTCTTCTACCTGCGCGTCTGTCAGCGTGGTGTCAAGCAGGTGTTTTTCATCAGCCTTGATAAGGTGCCCCACGCCAATGGTATAGAGCCCCTTTGAGTCCTTGTAGGCCTTATTGCGTTTGCCTTCAAGGTTGGTAATAAAGTGAAATGTTGATTCAGTTATGGCCATAAACAGGTTGTCGTATTTCTCTGCGGTTTCTAGGTTAAACAGGACTGCCAAGGACAGGACAAGCACCCAGAACACCGTTATAACTCGGTTCATACTAGCTCCTTATTGAAGGGCGTTAGTTTACTTTGTTTTAACGAACTCTTGCAAGTTAGTTAGCTGGGATGCTAGTTTGTTGTATTTTTCGTTGTTTTCTGTGAGGGTGCCGAGTAGGGTAGCAGGGTCAAGGGCTGAGGGGGTACCATCAGCGCCGCTGGGGCTTGAGGCCTGATTACTTGCACTGGCGTTGTACACCCTAATAAAGCCGGAAGAAATAACACAGTTATTGCCACCCACAGCCATAGGTATCTGTCGTTGTAGGGCCGAGTTGTTATCAGACAGTTTTTTAATTTGGTCGATGTACTTGACAACCAGCTGGTCGCCTTTTCTTTGAATGTCATTTTTTTCCTTTTGTGCTGCCTCGTTGGCTCTTGCCATCTTGGCATCGTAGTGGCTAGACGCAAAGTCCCAGCCAAAGTAGCCCCCAATTAGTAGGGAGGCTAGTGCTGCAATAATAGTTGTTTGAAACGCGCTAAAAAAGCCGCCAATGGTTGACAGTAAAAAATTCATTTTTTCTCTTCTTCTTCTGGTTCGGTGCGCCCCTTCATGGCAACGGCAGCGCCACTGGCGCCAGTCACAATGCCGAGTGCCTCAGCAACTTCGCGCAGGCTAATCGTGGAGTACATTACTTGATATACAGCCAGAGATATAACAGCAATAAACCCAAGCAGCCAAGTAACACGGCCAATATCATAAGTAACATTGTCTTTTCCAGTTAAAAGTTGTTTAAGGACATCGTTCATTTTCTCAGTTCATCAAGTTTATCTTCAATGCGGTGTACTGCCTTAAGTACCTCTTCCCAGCGGTCAGAAAAGTCGCTTTTGTGTACGTAGTTCTCTGCTAAGTGTGCGCGTAACTCGTGCACGTCGTTTTTGAGCTCTTGAACGGCAGTCCAAAGCTCTTTGCAGAACCAACCGATGGCAACACAGATAAGCGGCAGTACTGTGTTAATTAGTGTTTGAATGTCCATGTTATTATTTAGTTAGGATGATTTTAATTGTTATAAGTATAAACGGCTTGACGCGGGCCCGATGTAACAACCAAAGAACCAGAACTCGGGGCTAATGCCATACCCCAATACCCCGCAAGTGTGTTGGTTGTGGTAACTGGCGGAACTAAAGTGGATACTTTTGTTATGCCATTATACGTAGCGGCTTGGTTAAAAGAATAAACATAAGTGGTGCCCACACTTGTATTTGTAACTGTTTGATTTGCCGCAGATACTGCCACTAATTGCCCGTTACTTGTAATAGAAACTTTATTACCAAAATAATTTAAAGACGACCCATCGGTAAATTTACTAGTCGCTTGTGTCCAAGTTATCCCAGATCTTGTATAAATCCAAGCGTATCCTGTATTAGTTTGATTTGCGGGTCCCCCAATAACGCATACATTGCCATCTTTATTTAACGCCAAACCTCTTCCGGTTTGTTGACCACCAGACCCATCAGATGGTGTCGTCCAACTTGACTGATATGTCCAAGTAGTACCATTGTAATATACAAATGCCAAAGCTCCCCGCTGACCATTGAACCCCCAATCAGCAACTATTCCGTAAAGTCCATTTCCGGATAAAGCAATTTGTCTAAGGCAATAATTGGTGGGAGTAGCAGATCCTAAAAAAGGACTGCCAGTCATTTGAGACCAAGTGCCACCTGAAAGTTTAAACACAATAAAAGCGCCAATATAATAGGTGCCGTCGTACCACGATGGCGCGTTGATGGCTAATGTTAAACCATCATCTGACAAACAAACAGTATTACCTTGTGCTTGTGTTGAGCCAGTTGAGCCAGTTACAATAAGCGGCATGCTTGACATTTGAGACCAAGTTGTTCCAGATCTTGTCCATACCCAAGTGGCACCTTCTCCGCTATTATTGTTAGCCCCTCCAAAAGCCAATGTGTTACCATTTGCAGAAAGGGCAACAGAAGTTCCCATTCCTGGGGTTCCAGTGTACCCAGTGCCTACAATAGTAGTTTGAATTGACCAATTAGAACTTAAATTTGATCTTACAAAAATAGTCACTTGACCAATACTAGTTCCACCAGTACTGAAATCCCCTGATGCCATGGTAAGCCCATCTCCTGAAAGGGCAACAGTAAGCACATTATTAACGGCGGGTTGGATAGTATTATTGTAAATAAAAGATCCATAATTTGAAGATAACAAAGCAACTGCTGTCATTTTAAGAAACTCCTGAACCAGAAATAATAAAACTATTTGATGCTAAACAAATAATAGTACAAAATCCGTAAGGTGCTAGTGTTCTATTGCCAGTTGTGCCCGTTAAAACTAATGTTAAAGTAACTCCAGAACCTTGAGTGATAGTTTGGTTAGACGCAGAATTATTATAAATTACTATATTATTTCCAGCGCTAAAAATACCAGAATTTAATGTTACGCCACCAGTTGTAATAGAAATACATTGCCCGTTGTCAGTAGCAGTTAACACATACGCAGCAATTTTTGCTTGGACTGGTATGTTTCTAACATTACCAATTGAATCATTTACCGTGGTTGCGTTTACTGTTGTAACACTGATTGTTGTAAATGTGCCAGAGGTGGCTGCTTTTGTAGCTAATACTTGGACAACACCACTGTTATCTTTATAGTACAGTTTGCCATCAGTAATGTTAATACTTAACTCACCATTGTTTAAATTGCCAGTTAAAGGCACGGCGGATGCTGTTGTGCTGTAGTATAAAGATACTGGCGTGTAATTAGTTTGTGCCATTTTTATTCCTTGTTTAAATGCGCTAGTACTTCTTTAGGTTTTACAAATCGGTCGCTTTTGTGTTCTACAAATTCCCACCAAAGGA